GCTGCCACTACGCCAGACTGGGGGATGTGGCAGAGGCGGCGAGGTGTGCCGGCTATCCGCCGGAGACAGCAGCAGCGGACGGCGCAGCGATCCTGCGGCAGCAGTGCTATCGGCGCATGGTGGCAAACTATCGAAGTGTTCTTCATGATGACCCCATGGCGATGGTGCGTGCCGGACTGGAGCGCCTGGCGTTCGGACGCACCAATGATGCGGTGCGGCTCCTGCTGGGCGAAGAGCTGCCCACGGCGGCAGAGGTGGCGCAGCTGGATCTGTTTCCGGTGTCCTCGATCAAGCGGGACAAGAGCGGCGGCATGGAGATCCACTTTTTTGACCGGCTGAAGGCGCTGGCGTCGCTCTATGAGTACAGCGGCGATGCGGACAGCAAGGCGGCGGCGCAGACACTGCTTGCGGCGCTTTCCGGCGGAGAGGCGGTGAACGGCGATGGAGTTTAAGACCTTTTCTCCCAAGCAGAAGCTCGCCATGTCCTGGTGGAGCCGCAAGCCCTATCGGGACTATGACGCCATCATCTGTGACGGGGCAGTCCGCTCGGGAAAGACGCTTTCCATGTCCATCGGGTTTATCAGCTGGGCGATGACCAGTTTCCAGGGCGGCAGCTTCGCCTTGTGCGGCAAGACCATCACGGCGCTGAAACGCAACGTGATGACGCCGCTGCTGGGGCTGCTGGGAAACCTGGGGTTCACCTGTCTGGAACGGGTGAGCCGGAACTATGTGGACATCACCCTGTGCGGCAGGACGAACCGGTTTTATCTCTTCGGCGGCAGGGACGAAAGCTCCGCAGCGCTGATCCAGGGCATGACGCTCTGCGGCGTGTTTCTGGATGAGGTGGCGCTGATGCCCCGTTCCTTTGTGGAACAGGCGCTGGCACGGTGCAGCGTGACTGGCTCACGGCTGTGGTTCAACTGCAACCCCGACCACCCCGGACACTGGTTCTATCGGGAATGGATCCGAAAGACCGGAGAAAAGCACGCCCTGTATGTCCACTTCACCATGGCGGACAACCCCTCCCTTTCCCGGCGTGTGCGGCAGCGGTATGAACGGATGTACAGTGGTGCGTTCTATGACCGCTTTGTCCTGGGAAAATGGACGGCGGCAGACGGGCTGGTATATCCCATGTTTGCGCCGGAACGCCATGTGGTGGCAAAAGCGCCGGCGTGTGACCGGTTCTGGATCTCCTGTGACTACGGCACAGTGAACCCGTCCTCCTTCGGGCTGTGGGGACACTGTGACGGGGTCTGGTACCGGCTGGAGGAATACTATTATGATGCAAGAGCCGAGGGCGAGCGGCGCACCGATGAGGAACACTATGCCGCATTGGAACAGCTTGCCGCCGGGTATGCCGTAGAGACCGTGATCGTAGACCCTTCCGCAGCAAGCTTTATCGCCTGCATCCACAGTCACGGTCGGTTTCGGGTACTCCGGGCGGACAACGACGTAAACGCCGGCATCCAGCAGGTGAGCCGCCTGCTGATGCAGGACAAGCTGAGGTTCTGCGAATCCTGCCGGGATATCCGGCGTGAATTCACCCAGTACTGCTGGAACGATTCGGCACACGGCGATGCCCCACGCAAGGAACACGACCACGCCATGGACGATATGCGCTATTTCGTCCGCACCGTTGTCTGCCGGAATCCGGCAGACGGATTTTATGCGGTTTCCGCAGGAAGAAGGTAAATGTGTATGGGATTATTTCCGAGGAAAAAGAAACCGCCCGTAAGCGGCAGCATTTTGCAGAGCGCCGCACGGGCAGAAAGCCAGTATGCGCTGCCGGAGACGCAGGACCCCTGTGAACCGGCGCTGTATGCCGGGCTGCGCCGTGCCGTCCCGGTGATCGACGCCGCCATTGGAAAGATCGTCCGGCTCACCGGCAGCTTTCAGCTGGTCGCCGGAGACAGCCGGATGCAGGAACAGCTGGACGAGTTTGCCCGAAGCGTTCCGGTGGGGCTGACCGGGCAGTCGCTGCAGACCTTTGCAGACGCCTATCTGGACAGCCTGCTCACCTACGGCAATGCCCTGGGGGAAATGCTCATCGACAACCGCACCGGCTATCTGGGCGGTTTGCAGACTGTGCCGGCAGAGCTGGTGCAGATCCGACCGGGCAGCCATCCCCTGGAACGGCAGTACTGGCTGCGTGGCGAGCAGGAGTCGGACAGCATCCGCATCGCCAGACCGGAACGAATTTTGTTTACGGCGCTGAATCCGCCGCCGGGCGGTGTGTACGGCGTTTCCGTTCTGCGTGGGCTGCCGGCGCTAAGTCACATTTTGCTGCGCATCTATGCCTGCATCGGGCAGAACTACGACCGGATGGGAAATGTGCGCTATGCCGTGACCTATAAGCCGTCCAACGACCCCAACGAGAGAGCCTATGCCGGAGAGCGTGCAAGGCAGATCGCCAAGGAGTGGAGCGAGGGGATGCGTGCCGGGGCAGCCGGAGAGATCCGGGACTTTATCTGCGCCGGAGATGTGGACATCCGGGTCATCGGCGCTGACAATGCCCTGCTGGACACGGAAGTGCCGGTGCGCCAGCTGTTGGAACAGCTGATCGCCAAGCTGTCCATTCCGCCGTTTCTGCTGGGGCTGAACTGGTCATCCACAGAGCGCATGAGCAGTCAGCAGGCGGATATCCTCACCTCAGAGCTGGAATATTACCGCCGCCTGTTAGACCCGGTGCTGCGCCGGGTGGGAACGGCGTTTCTGCGGCTCGCCGGGTCGCAGGCTGACGTGTCGGTGGAGTGGAGCAACATCAATCTCCAGGACGAGACGGAGTATGCACAGGCGAGACTGTGGAACGCCCAGGCGGCGCAGATCGAGGCAGAACTGGAACCGTGAGAGGAGGTGAGGTCAAGTGGAACAAGCACAAATTGCACATCTGTTCGGGTTGTTTGCCGGAGACGACACGCTGGGTGAGACCTACGGGGCAGTGCTGGAAACTGCTGTGCTGGAGGTGGAGCAGGCGCTGCGTCCCGATGCGGACGCTGCGGATGCCCGGCTGAACTGGCTGGCGGCGGCGGTGGGATTTCTGCGCTATACCCAGATCACCGCCGCAAGAGACCGTGCCGCCTGCACCTTTGCCGGGACGGTGGCACAGAACACCGACGGCAGCCAGAAACTGCGCTTTGCCGAGCTGCTGGTGCAGGCATACGAGAACCTGTGTCACGCCCTGCTGGAAGAGAAATCGTTTCTGTTTCTGGCAGTGGCATAAGAAAGGAGGTGAGCGCAATGCTCATGGATCAGCTTTTGAAAAAGGTGAAAGCGGCGCTGGCGGACCGGGCGGAGTGGCAGATCTACGATGCCTATGATCCGACACCCTTCGACAAGCGCCCGGACTGGTTCCTCACCGTGGGAATTTCCGGGACGGAGATGCAGTCGCCCTTTCTCAGCGGCGAATTCCTGTACTATCCCTTTACGGCATCTGTACAGGTCATTCTGCTGGCGCCGCCGGATACGGATGTGCGCACCCTGTATGACAGCTACTGCCGGGAGGTATTCTCCGGGATGCTCTCCGCAGGCTTTGCATTACAGCACATCCGCATCGGCAGTCCGGAGGAACTGCGCCAGTTCCGGCGCATCGCCGTGAAGGGAACATTCGGCATGGACGGTGTATTTCAGATGCACAGAGAGGAGGCACATCTGGTATGAGCGGTTTGTTTCGGGCGGTCACGCCCCGGAGTTTTCCCGTCAAGCTGGGCGATCTTACATTTCACGCCACGGGCTGGAAACTCTCCTGTGTCCGGCAGTATGCCCAGCAAAACGGTGTACAGGGCAGCTGTTATGTGACCAACAGCGGCGCACGCACCAAACAGCTGGTGCTGGACGGCAGCTTTTTCTGCCTGGAGCGTCCTTATGAGGTGATCCTGCCGCTGGATGCGGCGCTGCGGGAAAAGACCCGGTTCAGCTTTACGCTCCGGGATATGCGCTTTTCCATGGCGGAGATCGTGGGGTATTCCATTGCGGAAAAGGCGATGGACGGGGTGCTGCCCTGTCAGATGACGCTGATCGTCCCCAGCGTATTGACCTATGTGCCGCCGGAGACCGGGGAGGTGACAGAAAGCACATGATACAGCTGGTTCTCATGGGGAAAAACAGCAAAACACAGATTTCCAGCGGAATCGCTTCGTTTACGCTGGACAAGGAGATGTACACGCCCTACAGCCAGCTGACGGCGGCGGCATACGGCAGCTTTTCGCTGACCCAGTTCGCCGACGTATCCCGGGTACAGCTTTTGGTGAACGGCACGGAGATGCACTTCGGGACGGTGGAACAGTGCCGGTTGACGCTGGAAAAGGGCATTGCACGGGTGCAGATCTCGTCCCGTGGGCTGACTGCAATGCTGCTCCAGAACCAGCTGGAACCGGGGCTGCACACCGCCATGTCCCTGGACAGGCTGATGCAGGAGTTTGTCTCGTTTCCCAAGGAGATCACCTGGGAATCCAGCACGGACATCAGCAACTATCTCTTTGTCAAGGAAAACACCAGCCTGTGGGACGGTGCAGCGAACCTCACCTATAAGCTGTGCCAGCGGTATCCCTTTGTGTATCACGCCAACGAAGTGCGAATGCACCTGCCGGAATCGTACCGAACGTTTCATATGCAGCCGGGAACGCTGCTGGGAATGGGCATGGTGACAGACCAGTCCCGCATCTACAGCAGTTTTTCCATGGCAGATACCGACGGAACATACGGTAAATTCCAGGAAAACGACACGCTTGCGGAAGAAAGAGGGCTGGTGCGCAGCCGCAAGCTGTCTCTGGACCGGCAGTATCTCTATGATCCGCAGCAGGCGCTGGTGTTTCGCCGGAAATTCGCCGGGCGTGGGCTACTGTCCTATTATTTCGACCTGATCGGCGCAGTGGAGGCAGATCTGGGCGACCGGATCACCTACGGCAGCGCACTGCTGGATGCGCCGGTGACACACATCCGCATGACCGGCAATCAGAACGGTGTGCGGACACGGCTGGAGGCATACCGGGACGAGTTTTATCCGGTGTAATCCCCCTGTCAGCTACGCTGACATCCCAGCACAAGGCACACCCTACGGGCGCCTTTTCAAGGGGGACTTCTTAAAAATGTGCCAATAGGCTCTCAATCATTTTTATATTGTGTTGCCGCAGAAAGCGGCGGAAAGGTAAGGTAACTTATGTACAAAGATCTGAAACTGGAAAAGGGTATGTATCACATCACAGGCAAGAGCTTTTCTGAGGTGCTGGAGAGCATGGATCCCTCCGGCGGCTATGCCGAAACACCGCTGGCAGGACTGGATGCCTATGAGCGCCAGCTGAAGCGTTTCGACATTCACGTCAGCGGTTCTCACTGCGACCGTGTGGAAAAGTTTTTCTCCACCACCGACAGCGCCGTGCTGTTTCCGGAGTTCATCCGCCGTGCCATCCGCAGCGGCATGGAGCAGTCTGTGCTGTCTGACCTGGTGGCAGTACACACCCTGTCTCCCGGCGGTGAGTATCAGCCGGCAGTGCTGACCGATACGGCGGCGTATTCCACCAAGACCACCCAGGGCAATGCCCTGCCCACGGCGTCCTATCTGGAGGCAGTGACCACCACCCGGCTGAACAAGTTCGGCCGTTCCATCCATGCGTCCTATGAGGCGATCCGCCGCCAGCGCCTGGATGCGTTCAGCGCTGTGCTGCGTGCGGTAGGTGTGCGCCTGGCGAATGCCCTGCTGGGACAGAGCATCCTCAGCATGAAGGACAACAACGGCTCTTCCATTGACACTGCCGCAGAGGGCGTGCTGACCTATGCCGATCTGACGAAATTGTACGGAGAATTTAGCGATTTTGACATGACCACTGTGCTGGCATCGCCGGCAGCTGCGGCAAAGATCATGGGCATGGAGCAGATGCAGGATATGGCGTCCGCTCAGCCCAGCACCATTCTGCTGCCCTTTGGCGCACAGCTGCGCAAGTGTGCCGGAATGTCCTCGGAGTATCTGATCGGTCTGGACAAGCGCTTTGCCCTGGAGATGATCACCACCGACGACCTGCTGCTGGAGACAGACAAGCTGATCGACAGCCAGCTGGATGTGATTACGGTTTCTATTCGTGTGGCGTTCCGTGTCATGCTGAATGAGGCGGTACACGTGCTGAGCCTGTAATGAAAGACACTCGAAAAAGGTGACTTATCTTTCCACGTGGAAAAGTGGAAAGTGCTGTACGGGCGGGAGATTGTGAAACGGGTGGGTTTTCCACAGGGGTGGAAAACAGTACAGCAGAGAGGAGAAGAACAGAATGGCAGAAAACAAGACGGAAAATCCCGGTACAGAGGAGATGGAGGTTAGGCTGGCGCAGCTGAACCAGTTTACCCGACGCACGCTGACCCAGGAAGAGGTGTTTCTCTTTGATGTACGGCTGTGCGACAATGAGATCGACCGGGACGGCGAGCGTTTTTCTTTGGAGGCGCTGGAACAGCTGAAAACGCTTTTTGTCGGAAAAACGGGCATTTTTGACCACAACCCCAAGGGAGAGAACCAGACGGCACGGCTCTATGCGGCAGAACTGGTACAGGATCCGGAACGCATCACGGCTGCCGGCGAGGTGTATACCTTTTTGAAAGGACACGCCTACATGGTGCGCACCGATGCCAACCGGGATCTGATCCGGGAAATTGACGGCGGCATCAAGAAGGAAGTGAGCATCTCCTGTGCGGCAGCATCCCAGACCTGCTCCGTCTGCGGCAGCGACCGCAGGAATTCCCCCTGTTCCCACCGGATAGGGCAGCGGTACGGAGACAAGCTTTGTCATGTGGTGCTGGGAGATGTGACGGATGCCTATGAGTGGAGCTTTGTGGCTGTGCCGGCGCAGCGTGAGGCAGGCGTCACCAAGCAGTTCCGCTCGGAGACGGACGGCGCACAGCGCTGCAAACAACTGGAACAGCAGCTGCAAAACCGGGACGTTTTGCTGAACCGCATGCAGAATGCACTGCGGCAGGATGTGGTGCGGCTGCGGTTTCTGGTAGAGGGCTGCACGGAAAAGGATGCTGTTTCGGCGGCAGTGGAGCGCATGAATCCGGAAGAACTGCTGGCATTCCGGGAGACGCTCCGCACCCGACAGAAACATCTCTGTCAGGCACAGCTAAAGCGGCCGGATGCACCGGAACAGAACGGGGCGTTTCGGATGACGTGACGGGTGAGTACTTTCCACAGTGAGGTGTGGAAAAGAATAAAAAAATCCGGTCTGCTACTTGACAAACCGGATGGATTTAAGTATAATAAAAATAGAAAGAGCGCATCGGAAACGGTCTGCTCCCAATGGTTAGCTAAGAAATAACCGTCCAAGTTGGTAGCTCGGGGCGGTTATTTCCGTTTATTGCGGTTTTGCAAGATCAAAATGATATCGCATACAACATTGCACAAAGCAAAAAACTCCATCCAAGTCATCGCAATCACTCCCTTCCGGGAGCAGGATTAGACCGCCGAATACATAATTATGTACCCGTTCCAATGCACTCTGATTGTTATTATACCACATTCTGCCGAAAACTGTCAAGCCGGAGATACGCAAAAAATCCGGTCTGCCCCTTGACAAACTGGATGGAAACGGGTATAATAAAGATAGAAAGAGCATACCGGCAGACGGTTGCTCCCATGATAGAAAATAGTAAAAGAAATAACCGTTTCCTAGTGTGGTAGCTGAGGGCGGTTATTTCTTTTTGTGATTATTATGAAAAATACTGTACATGATTCCTGTATATGTTGCCAGAAATGTCAGGAGCGCTAAAAGCTCTGACCATGTTACGTAATGTTCCATTGTATCACCTCCCATCGTATCAAATACATGGGAGCTGGAAATCAA